AAGCGCGACTACTACGACGAGATTGACAGCCTGCAAGACGCGATGGCTGGCACGTATGCGTATGGGTTTCGCATTCACCTGTTGCTGAAAGGCATTGACCCCGACCCCGACGCTTTTTACCTGCGCTTTGCGCAACGGCGCACAGAAACGGCCAACCAGGTGGCCGACCTTGCGCTGAAGTACATGGCGCTGGGCCTGCCCGATGAGTTCATTCATGCGGAGATGGGGCTTGACCCGATTGAGATCAGGGCCATGAAGATTGCGCAGGCTCGAAGCAATGACCCCTACCCCAACCCCTTGAAGATTGACGGTGGGGGCACGGGCAACACCACGCAGCACATCAGCGTGACACCGGGCAACGCCCGCAAGGGCGAAAGCGCCACGGCGGTGAGCCAGCCGGGCAGCAACCGTGGGCGGGGCAGGGCTTGAAGGTTGCAGCGGCCATCAAACGCGCGAGCCAGCAGGCGCGCAATGCCATGCGCGAGCTGGACGCTGCGGGCGTGGAGGCGCTGCTGGCGATGTATGAGGATGCTGCGGCCCAGGTGCGGGCGGCCATTGTGGGCCGGGTGGACGGCAGCGACACGGTGGCGCAGCACCAGCTTCAGCCCTTGCTGCGGCAGATCGAGGACATCATTACCGGGCTTGGCCAGCAACGCGATGCGCTGCTGAGGGCGCAGATTGAGCAAGCGGCTGCGCTGGGCGTGCGCCCCCTGACAGCGCAAGGGGTGGCCGCTGTGGGCGGCACGCAGGCGGTGATGGAGAGCGGCGCGGCGCAGCGGGTGAGCCAAGAGGCTGTGAAGTATGTGTTGCAGTTCACGGCGGCAGATGGCTTGACGCTCTCAGACCGCGTGTGGCGGCTTGACCAAGGGGCCAAAGAGGCGCTGAGCAGGGCCATTGGGCAGGCCGTGGTGCAGGGCTGGAGCGCCTCGAAGGCGGCAGCAGAATGGATGTACAGGGGTGAGGCTGTGCCCGCCGATGTGGCGGCCCGTGTGGCAGGCGGCAAGGCGGCGGCTTTGGTGCGATCGGCGGATTTGCTGACGGGCGACGGCGGCGAGGTTTGGAAGGCTGACCGGGTGTTTCGCACCGAGATCAACCGGGCACATGGCGAGGCTTTTATGGCCGGTGGCGAGAGCACGCCTGGGTTTGCCGGGTGGCGCTACCTGCTGAGCCCGCGACACCCCGCGCCCGACATTTGCGACCTGCTGGCCAGCCAGAATTTGTATGGCCTTGGCCCCGGCGTTTACCCCACACGCGACAAGACGCCTTGGCCCGCGCACCCCAACACCCTGAGCTTTGTCGAGATGGTGTTTGCCGAGGAGGTGAGCGACGCTGACCGCGCGGGCAAAGAAACCGAACTGCAAGCGCTGGCCAGATTGGCACCGGAGATCCGCGCCGGGGTGCTGGGGCAGACGAAGGCGGCGTATTTTGACCAAGGGCTGCTGGGCAAAGGGGCAATTCGCAGCCCGTTGAGGTCGGTGCGCGAGGATCTGGCGCGTACCCCGCCAAGCCTGCACCCGAACGCGCTGCCGGGAGTTGATCAGGCGGTGTTCACGCCCAAGAAAATTTATGAATACGCACTGAACGTGGATCACCCCAGAGGCGGTAACAAGGCGCGGGTTTTTGCCTCGGCGTTGGGCTTTACTGTTGAGAATGGAGATTTGCTGATTGCGGCGCTGCGCGAGGGCTTGCCCAGACAGGCCGCCAAGCTGACGGATCAGACCACGCATGGCGATCTGTATCGAGTGGACATTCCGGTGACAGGCCCGTCTGGAAGTGCTATTGTGCGAACCGCGTGGATTCTGGAGCCGGGTGCTGATGCGCCGAGACTGATATCCGCCTACGTGAAACAGAGCAAGAAAAAATGACCGTGATGCGATTCAAGGAACTCGATGTGGTGAGCCTGCGTCTGGCGCAAGGCGGGCTGACTGCGGGCGCTGTGGGCACAGTACTGGAGGTGTTTGAGGGCAAAGAGCCTGAATATCTCGTTGAGTTCGACTACGAAGACGGCAGTACACAGGCTGTGAGCGTCATCAAAGAGTCTGCATTGCAAGCCTGGACTCCTCCGCATCAAACAGCCGCCTGATCGTCATGGACTTCGAGGCGATTCTGAGTCTGCGCAAGGAAGAATTTGAGCCTTGGCGGGCATTGATCGTGCTGGATGACAAGTCTGTGCGCCGCTATGTGATGTGTTGGCGGGGCAACCTCGTGCGCCGCATCAGTGATTACCCAATGGGCTACACGAGGGCCGATCTGTGGGAGTGCGTGAAGGTCGATTATCAGGCGCTGACGGAAATCACGGGAGACAGCTTGCCGGATGTGATGGCGCGGTTTCGACAGTTGCAGGCGATGGACTTGATTTACCCGGACGGAAGCATTCCTGCGGCGGTGGTGAAAGTGTTGACCGCCAAGATGCAGGAGATCAAGGCGCTGTGAATCGCCGCTTTCTCCCGGCCACGAAGCGCCCTTTTTTTGACCGCCTGAAACACGAATGATGCATTGCATGTGGCCGGTGCCACAGCAGGAGCATCATGAAGCGATCCCTTACCGCACTCGCAGCGCTGGCCGCAATGGCTGGTTGTGCTTATGCCTGCCCGGAGGGGCGGCTTTTTCAGCTCTCAGAGGGGGATGGCCCGCCGGGAACGGTGCGCTTTCTCTCGCAAAAGATTGAGCTGGCTGACGGGGCTGCGCAGTCGTGGGTGACGATTACCAGGACAGGTAATTTCTGCGACCCACGATATGGCGATTTTGTGATCACGCCCACACATCTGGATCAGATGGTGGCGAACTTCAATGCCCGCACACTCGGACAAGACGTGTTCCTGGACGTGGCGCATCGACCTTCTGACGGCGCGGCTGGAAAGTTCGTGAAGCTGGAGATCGAGGGCACGAAGCTGCGCGGCCTGGTGGAGTGGACACCCTTTGGCATTGATGCGGTGAAGACTCGCGGATTTGCCTACCTGAGCGCGGAGTATGCCGAGAACTGGCGCGACAACGAGCAGCAACTGGCTCACGGCTGTGTGTTGCTGGGCGCAGGGCTGACGACTCGGCCTGTGATCAAGAACTTAGACGCTGTAGACCCTACGCAGCTTAGCCAGGACGAATCTGGCAACGGCGCATGGCGCTACGCGATCTCCCCATCCCTTTTGAAAGAACTTACGGAGCAATCCATGAACTACATTGAACAATTGAAAGCAAAGCTGTTGGCCTTGGGCCTTACTGATGAAGTGCAGGCAAAGCTGTTGGCTGAGGCCAAAAAACAGTTTGATGCTGCTGCTCAAGACGCGCCGAAATGTTTGGCCCTCATCAGCGCTTGGGAAACGACAGCCAAGGCGCTGGCCGATCAAATTAAGGCGTTGGCTCAGTCCTCCGGTGGTACGCCTGCACCTGTGACGATTCAACTTGCAGCACCTGCTCTGGATGTTGATGGTGCCGTGGCTCGGGCTTTGGCTGCTCAAGAATCGACGAAGTTGGCGACTCAAACTGCCCTGGCCACGAAGCTGAAATTGTTGAGCGACTGTATCGCTGCCGGCGACAAGTCGCTGACGGCTGAAGGTGTGAAGAAGTTCAGCGACGACTACGCGCCTATGGTGACGGCCTTGACCACAGATGACCAGGTGAAGCATTTGGCCTCTTTGGCGGTGCGCCAAGCGCAGGCTCTGAGCGCTGCGACGAAGTTGGCCACGCTGGGCTTCAATGCGCCCAGCGGCACCGTGCATCTGAGTGTTGATGACTCGAATCAGATCAAGAGCCTCCAACAGTCTATTGACAAGCGTTTGGGCTTTGAAGGCATGCCTGAACATGAGCGCTTCAAAATGACCGGCGGCAAGCTTTTGGCGGTGAACAAGGCTTTTGCCGAGAAAGCGCTGGCTCAGTTTGATGCGAAGAACGCGCATCGCTTGGACGCCGAGCACAAGATGCTGTCGGCTGGCACTGGCTCTATTAGCGATGTGGCCGTGCCTGCCATCGCAGAGCGAACTGTGTTGCGCGAGGCGCTTTACAACCTCACCAGCCTGAACTACATGGATGTGGGCACCGACACCTTTGCCAATGTGATTTCGATCCCCTACTCCTACCGAGACACCAGCGCTGCGGGGTTGGATGCTCTGCGCCGATACGAAGGTCAAAGTGTTCGTCGCGCCGGCGTGATCCAGACCAGCGAAGAAGCTCGCCCCCTGCCTCAGAAGCTGGCGTTTCGCCTGAGCAATGAAATGCGCTTGCTGATGAGCGCCAGTGTGATCAACTTCGATCCAGTGGCCGAGAATGTGCGCAACATCATTCGCATCGTTGGCGAAGACACTGAATCGGTGAACATGAATGAGTTGGTGCGCTCTGCTGATGAAGCTGGCGTGGCAACGCAGTCTGATACGTTGACGGCGCAGTGCAATGGCACCAACAGCGTGTTTGTGACTACCAAGTTCCCGGTGGTGCGCCCCCGAAAAGTGTTTGACCTCAAGGGCAATCAGGTTGGCTCAACGGTGAACCCGCTGACCGTGACTCTGGGCGGCACGGCTCGCGCTGAGTATGTTCTGAATGCCGACGGCAGCGCGCTGGGTGCTGGCACCTACTACACGATGGACTGGAACTTGGGCGAGCTGCGCTTTGTGACCGAAGCCGGTGTGCCCGTGGTTCCTGCCAATGCGACTGCCCTTGTGGTGGCTTACAGCTACTCGACCAACGTGGCCAAGTTCGACACCGATTTGGGTTCGACCTCCGTGGATGTGAAGTACGACTCTTTGCTGACCGCGATTGGCACTCGCAAGGCCGTGATCGAAGGCGATCGTTTTCGTAGCGCGAATCTGGTGTTGATGAGTTCCGCGACTGATAACGCGCTGACACAGGCCAAATCCTTCACGGCCAGTGGCGCTCGTGTTGCGACCGGCCTGGCCGCAGATGGCTCTGTTGGCTTCACCAAGGGCATGCCTACTTTCAACCCAAGCGCCCCCGGCCTGATGTTGAACGACAGCCGCATTTTGGTGGGCGAGCGCGGGAACAGCCGCTTTCGCATGCTCAAAGCGTTTGCAATGAATCCGATTGAGCAGGCTCGTAACTCCAGTGGTGACTTCATCGATCAGATGGAGGCCTTTGGTACTCAATACATCGTGAGCCACACGCCCACGCAACTGAAGAACGCGCTGACCAGCGTGATCTTGTACAGCGCAACGGGCCGCGTGGCTCGCTGAAACCCATAACCACCACCGAAGCGTAGCCCCCGCCCCAGCTTGAGCCTGGGGCGGGTGTGAGGCGAACGACAAACGGAGAACGACATGGGTACGAAGTACATTGAAAACCTCGGGTCTGAGACCATTTTTGTGGGCGGCAAGATGATCCCCCCCGGCGAAGGCCGCGAGATCGACGAGCTGCTGCTGCCCCCCGAGCACCGCGACGCGCCTGCGCCGCAGGTAGACACCCCGCCCAGCCTAGACGAGCTGCTGGGCAAGGAGCTGGATAAGTCTGTGAAGGACTTGGAAGCCACCTTGGGCGGGTTGACTCAGGAGGCGCTGGATCGCATGGGAGAGCTGGAGGCCGAGGGCAAGCAGCGCAAGACGCTGCTGGAGGCCATTGCTGCCGAGAAGGTGAAGCGGGCCGATGCGGCGCTGAACGGCGCGGCTGCCCCCAAGCCAGTGGCGGAAATGTCGCTGGACGAGCTGAAGGCTGAGTTGGTGGCTCAAGAGGTGGTGTTTGCGCCTGAAGCCAGTCAGGAAGATTTGGCCGAGCTGGTGACCCAACTGCGCAAGGCCAGCGCTGAAGCCCAGAACTGAGCGGAGCTGAGAGCATGTCCGGCACGATGTCTCAAGACGATCTGGTCAGCGACTTGAAAGAGTCGCTGCACGATGCGGCTGGGGTGTTCGCGTCGGACGATAACGCGGCGTTCAAGCGCTTTCTGGCGCAGGCACTGCCGGACTTGTCGATCAAGCGGCCTGTGACGAAGCTGGCGCAGGTGACGCTGGTGGAGGCGCAGGCCAGCTATGCGCTGGAATCTTGCACGGACTTTGGGGCCTACAAGACGCATTTATGGGGCACGGGACGGGTGATTCCAC